CGAGAGCCCGATTCCGTTGATCGCGCATTGGGCTGCCCAGAATAGCTTGTTGTGCCCGGCTTGGTGCAAGACCGCTATATCGCACGTCGGGATGTACGCCTCGGCGACACGCATCCTCGCGGCACTGTCGCCTGTTGGGACGTGGGGCGGGAGCGGTGTGACCGGCTTAACGAGTAATGGGCGGGCCGGTGGTCGCATGAATTCCGGGTATTGAGCGATCGCAATCTCGCCCGGAGCACAGCCCTGGGCCCAAGCATACTGTCCACCGTTTGGGTGAATACTCGGCGCGACGACCACGTAGAACCCGTCGCCACGAAGATCGATCCCCGGCCGGAAGCCGTTCCTGTTGGCCGGCGGGTTGTCGGTATGATAGAAGGCATGGAAGCCGCCGCGCGGGGTCTGTTGTGTGACCGTGTAAGGGAGTGACGGAAATTCCTCCAAGGACTTGTAGCCGTTCACGTCCCCGGCTTTGGTTACATCTACATCCACCACATAGACGCCACTCTCCGCGCCACACGCAACAGCCACATTCGCGTTCGGCCATACCGTCCACCACGTCCGAATCTGATTGGCATCTCGCGTGGCGTCTTTGACGCCGTGCTTTGTGATGGGAATCTTCTGCCCTGGCCTGCACGGAAAGACGTGCCAACCGAACTCGGCGTACTTCAGGGCTGCTTTAAGGAAGGGGTTCATTGACTAAAGCCTGATGTTATTGTCGATCTGAAATCTGATCTCAAATGTGGAGTGATGGTAATACGGCACTTCGACGACGCGCATCCCATAAACAAACAGGTGCCCAGTCGGCAGGCCCTTATGGTCGGTGATTTGCATGTTCCGCTCTTGCAGAACCTTCATTGCTTGCTCGTGGAACTTTAACGATGTAAGTACAACGGCGTGTTCGCGCTCCGGTTTAGAGAGCATCATTCTACGGCACTCTTTTTGGATCGCGTAAAGCGTTTCTGCGACTAGTTGGTCATCAATCATTGGCTCGCATAGGGAAAGAGAGTGGTTTACTAAAACTCTTTTTCGATATACACTGTCGCTGTGAAGTGCCTTGGGGGACTGTACGTTCCTGTTATCGGGCCACCTTCGTAGCCAGCAACGGCAACTGGCAAATCTTCGTCATACTTCTGCAACTCTGCGATCAGTTCACGAACAGTCATGGCGATCTACTCCCGGTAAAGAACTTGCAAGTGCATATCGACATAACCGACTAGATCGCCTTCCAGGAGGTCTCTCAGTTTTTCGTCGGCCTTGCCAGCAAATTCATCGAAATAGAGGGCCGAATACTCGTTTCCGGTGCATAAGTCCACGCAATTACACCCCAGGTCCGCTCTCACGGGAATCGAGCCGTCGGTCGATGTGTCGCGCAGCTCAAACCAGAGCGTTTCTGCGGTCTCCGGAATTTCCAGGGCATCCAGCCAACCAAGGTCCATTGGGCAGCAATCCCGATCCTCGCATGGCGAGTAGAATGTGCTGCCCATCTTACGAAACGCTCTCGACATGAACTTCATCGTTCGGTCTCCTGAAGGGGTTGATTGTACGCAACGATCTCCCAAAACTTGCCGTTCTTCCGAACGGTCACAGTCCTCGTGTGTTCCATGATCCCTTGCGAGAGGAAGAGGTTTTCGAGCGCATCGCTAACACTGACCTTGCCGCTTTTCGGCCTCCCGAACCGCTCGGCCCACCATTGCTGTGCCTTCTGGCCGGCGTATCCGGGATGGTCCAAGCAGACCCACTCTCGGTACATCGACAGCCCACAACGGTACTGTACCCGTATCGAATCCGGCGAGCCGTGCTTTTTGTGTCGATTGACATGCACAGCGTCTACTTTGTAGGTGCGCGGCTGCGTTGAGAGGATCGACCTGTCGGACGCCTTTCGGTCGTGTAAACGCCGCTCTCGCTCTTCGCCCTCCAGGCGGTCGATCTCTTGTTTCGGAATCTCCCAGCCACACTGCGGGCAGACTCGCACGGCACGGCTAAAAGACTCGCGGCAGTTGCCACACGTTGCCATCACAACCGCCTCGCCGCCTAGCAGGTCGATCGGACCGTGTTGCTCGATACAGCCGCCGAAGTCTAACACGAGACAATCCTTCTTGTCCTCGTGGATTCGCAATCCGCGGCCGACCATCTGTGAATAGAGTCCGGCTGAAAGCGTGGGGCGCAGGAGCACAATGCAGTCGACATGCCGGGCATCAAATCCTTCCGTGTAAACATTCACATTACAGAGGGCATTGATCTTCCGAGCCTTGAAGTCCCGGACGATCTTATCGCGGTCGCGCTGCTTCGTCTTGGAGGTCACGATCGGCGCGTGAATCCCGTGCTTCTGAAGCTCAAAGTTAACTCGCTGGCAGTGTTCAATGTCGACGCAGAAGAAAATCACGGCCTTACGGCCCTCGGTCTTAAGAAGGCGCACAGCCTCCGATACGGCGTCCGTCACAATCTGGTCGCGGTTCGTGATTGCCGCAAGGCTCTTGATCGTATAGTCTCCGCCGGACTTTTTGGCGGTCGCTAGGTCTGGCTGCGTCTCGGCGACCTTGGACCGCAAATTACAGAGGTAGCCTTGCTTAATGAGGTCCGTTACTCTGACTTCGTAGCAAATCTCATTCAGGATGTGATCACGGTGACAGATGGGCCCGCCGTCCAGGCGGAAGGGAGTTGCAGTCCAACCGACGACGCGGAGTTGATCGTTCCACTGCTTGCTCTCCTGGATAAATCGCCGATACTTCCCCTCGCCTTTCAGCGGTATCCTATGGGCCTCATCCACCATAATCACGTCCCATGGCGTAAAATCGCCGGCCCGCCAAAAGATCGAATCAATAGAGGCGTATAATACGGAAGCCTCCCAATCTCGGCGTTTTAGCGCCGCCGAGAAAACACCCACTTTAAGCCCGGGGGCGATCGCCTCCAGCGCCGCAGCATTCTGCTCAATCAACTCTTTCCGGTGCGCGAGAATCGCGCAACGGAACCACGGTGCGTCTTGCTTCCATTTCTGGATCGCCCACGCAATGCATGGCGACTTACCGGAGCCCGTCGGCATCACGACGCACGGGTTCGTCGCCAGCGTGCAGATGTGATTATGCAGCGCTGTGAGGCAATCGTTCTGGTATGGGCGTGGGGTCACTACTTCTCGATTCGCGGGAGAGGCTTATTCGGGAAGTATCGGAGCGCAGTGCCGGTATTTCGTCGCCAGGCGTTCCACGCCTGGATGCATTTGCAGTAGTATGCGCGATGATTCCACTTCTGGTCTGATCCGATGCACTCGCGGAGCCAGACCATGAGCCTTGTGGCTGGGGCGTCAGTGCCACCGCTGCATGTGTACGCTAACTCCCAGAATTCCTTGGCTTTCTCTTCGTTGATGCTGAAGGTCGCGAACATTGCGGCTGCGATCCCGATGCGCTTGAAGAGCCGGTTTTTCGTGTAGCTAGCTGCCCAAGCAATGAAGCCGGCATGATCGTGAATCAAATACGCCCTGGTAGTTGGCGGTATCAACTTGCTAGTGCAAAATTCCGCTTTGCAATGCACGATACCATCAAGGCAGCAGTTAATTGCCGTAGGGGAAACTCCGTTCAGCACGCTCTCCGCTGCTGCGTGCGCTCGCGTTTGGTCATGTCGTTTACGTACTGACCTGGGGCTGTTGAAGTGGTCGAAAAGCTTCACTAAATCAAGGTGCGTGTCGCACACGAAATGGTCGATACAAACTGTCGGTGGCGCATTTTCCCATTCGCCATTCGCTTCAACCAACATTCCTGATGTGTGGCTGCCGTCTGTGCGATACAGCTTGCCATCCAGTTCTGCGGTCGCCCACTTGGGAGTGTAGAACATTCCGGCCGAAAGCAACCCACGCGACCATGCCACCCTCCGCCTGCCTTCCGGCGAATTCCGATCTCTGTCGCCATCAATTGAAGGCAACTCCGAGAAGTATTTTGCGAATTCTGGCGTCAGTGGAACATGCTTACTCGATACCAACTTAAACATCTCTCTCTCCTTTGTGATAGAACTAACGCAACATCGACTTAACGTCCTCGTGAATAACCGTTGCCTTCTCCCAGGCCGTGTACGCACACGCGAACATGTCACCACGATTTAGGTATGTGACAAGATCATCAACTCCGTTAAAGAGCCTTTCGATTCTCTCCCGTCGAATCGTCTTGGTCTTCCACTGACCATTGTTCTCGCGAGTCTTGGGCTCCCTTGGCTTAACATTAAGGGCCTTCAACTGCTCAGACTTCGGCCGATCAAGAACCGTGACGGCGCGGTTGACCGTCACCTGATCGGTCTCTACGGCACGGATCAGTTCCTTCGATCCGTGCTTGAGGATCTTCGTTGCCTTGTCGATCGTCCTGCCGGAGACCTTCGCGAGCTTCCCAAGTTTGTCGCGGGATTGGCCATTAAGGTCAGGACATACTTCCTTACCTTTTTGGCCTCGCCCCTTAGACTGTCTCTGCCTCTCCTTCGCCTCCGCGTCGTAAATATCACGCAACCTAGCCATGGACATGGCCCGCCGCGAGATCGAGAGATGGCGGCGGTGAATGTTCAGCGATATGACGTAACCTCCGGGGTCGCTAACATGGCCGTCCACGTCGACCACCTCGGGCTCAATCCCAAGCTCCAAGCACGCCCGGTAGCGGTTGCGGCCGTCGATGATCTTCCCTTCGTAGAGCTCGATGGGGCACAGCAGTCCGTTCCGGCGAATGTCCTCAACGAACTCCTTGAAGTCGTCACCCTCCATGAGCGGAAATGCCTCTGAAACGGGATGGTGCTCCAATCTCTTCATCACTCAACCCCCTCTCTAATTTCAGCCCACTTGCCACCTTCCCAGAGGATCGCCACTCGCCCGCCCTCGTACTCGCATACGGTGGCTTCAGCCAGATCGCACCGCGCGATCGGCTTCAGTTCCGAGAATTTCTCCCCGTAAATCCCCTTCCATGCGTGCACAAACCCGCCGGGCTTCCCTTTCCAGACAATCCGTGAGTCCTCTTCGGGGTAGCGAGCCAGAATGTCGTCTGGGACGTAGCCGGTGATGCGAGCGCCGAACAGGTCTCCGGCCGCGCCTATCGTCTCGTTCCCCGTCAGGCTGGCCGGCATTCCCATGAGAGCATGGCTCGTGATGCAGCCTGGGGCGCTGCCATGCTTCCAGGTCGTTCCGTCTTCGTTGCGAAATTCGATCGACTGGTGGCCGGCATCGTCCGCGTTATAGGTACCCGGTTCCGCGAATGGCAGCAGGCCAGGCAGGGTGATGTGGTCGCGGCATGGGGCGTCCGTGTTGATTTGCACGTTATATCGCTCGCACTCCCATTGCCCGCCATCACCCGTAGTGATTGGCGTAGCATGGCAGCAATGCCGGCACGAGAGTTTCGGAACGGGTAAAGCTACCTCGCCGGTGCCGTGGCAAATTGCGTGCGCGTCGCACCAACGGCACTCATAATAGTCGGGGCGGTCGGAGAGCCTGGGTGGCGGGAACGGCGACTCGATAATCCTCTTCGCCTTATCTACCAGCGCTTTAGCCTCGGCTTCGACGTAATAAATCCGCTCCACATAGATCGCGTCATTATCCTTACACACCGCGAAATACAGGGCCCGCTTCATGCCGGTTTTGTGCATGTAGATCATGCACTGTGCGTAGTGTATCGGCTTCGATTTCTTTACGCCCTGTTTACACAGGTCGCGGAATGACTTGGCGTTATATGTCTTCCCTTCCAGGACATGCCAGGTCTTCGGGGCCTCGGGGAGCCCGAGAACGCAACCGTCCAGATAGCCTTTCAGGTGCCCGCCGAAGTCGGTCACGAGAAATTGCCGGCCGGTCTGCGGGTCCACGGCATGAACCTCGCAACCGATCGCGCGAAGGTTCTCGACGATCCGGTCTTCCTCCCGCTGGCCAGTCTCGAATAAGCGGTACATCCGGCCGTCGAAACTCGGCCTACAGCATTGCCGGTAGCAATACCATAGATATCGCTCGCACGGGTGGCCGATTTGCGAGGCGGAGACCGTCCGGCTCAGGTAGCCGTTGTCGCCCCGAGCCTTATAGTGGTCGTAGATCGCCTTGACGGTCTGCGACTCAGCTTGCATGTCTGCGATGTTACCCACGGTGTCTCCCTTTGAGCCAAACAAGACACACTGCCGCGCCGATTAGAAATCCGGCAATACCGATTAAGGCAGCAGCAACGATAGCCTCTTCAATGATCGGGCTCATGGCTTGAACAGGCTCCTATAGCAAGCGCCACAGACGAAGCCAAGCGCGAACTCGACAACAGCAAACGCAACCATGGTTGTGAGAAGGTCGTCAACGGTCACGATACGGGTTCCTTTCTGATCTTCTCTGCCAGTTCTTTCGGGGCCCAGATGCTTGCGATTCCGACCCGACAGAGACTCTTCGGTCCCCGCGGAACTTTCACAGACGTGCCTGGAAAGGCACGGAGGATTTTCTCGGCATCTTTCAGCCAGACGTTAGACAGCCACACTTTCATCATTTGCTCCTCGCGGTTGCGCCCCACACATCAGCCAGGGCTTGTAGTCCCACACAGGTTGGAAGTCGCGAGGCAGAGGGCCCGCGCTTCACGTCGAGTCCAGGCCGCCCTTTGCGTTTATGTCTCTCTGCGTAGGCACGCATACGCTCCGCCTTGGTCGGTAATCGTTTCAGGTTCATTACTTCTCTTTCAGGGTCACGGCGACTTTTCTGGGGGTGACTACGACGTGTTCGGCGATCGCCTTCCAAACCTCCGGCGATTCTTTGCGATACCATTTATAGCCGGCAACGTCTAACTCTTGCCGTGTGGTGGTTTTGATGGGCGGGTGATACTTGTTGCCGTCCCGGAGCCCGAGTCGATTGAGCGTGCGGGCGATTTCCTCCATGTCCGCCCTATAGGCCAGGCTGCGCTTCACGGTCAACTTCACACCATCGCCAACCGGGATCGTCTTCTGACCTTCTTCGTCGGTCGGGACCAACTCGGCAATCTGCGTCTCGATTCCGATCCGAACCTCGCGTGCAAGGGCTTCCGCGTCCTTCGCGTCCCGCAGTTTCCCTGCCAGCGTTCTTATGGTCTTGACTTGCTCTTGTTCGTCAGTCATGTTGTCCCCATTTCAGGAAGTTCCGGAGTGCGATACTGGCCAGCACGCACTCGATAAAGATCAGGTCAGGTTTCACAATCCGAACGCCCTCAACGATCCAGCAGCAGCCCCCGGCGATCCCGAGTAAAAACCCTACCCGGGACCGCGCACCGAGCCTCCAGTGGCCGGCGATAATCAGGGCGTTTCCGAGCCAGCCGAATGGCATTAGTCCTCTTTCGTAAGGAAGCAGAAGGGTGGCCCTCCGTGGCCACCTGACCAACACCTATCTCAAGCGGCCTTTCTCATCCACGGGGCCTGTTGCGGGGCCTGTTGCTGCGCTGGAGCCGCCACAGGGGCCGCCGGCCCTGCCGGGGCAGGAGCGGGGCCGACGGCTTGCGGCACGACAGCGACGGGCTGTGCGGGCGGTCCTGGAGGCGGTGCGTAGGTCGGTTGCGGCAGGCCAGCATCACCAGTCTGCGGCTGTGCCTCACTGGGGGGCAGGTATTTCTGAACTTCATTCTGCGCGCCATATTTCTCGTCTGTCGTGACACGCACCCGGATAGCCACGACTTGATTCAATAGCTGAGACGTGTCCGTGAGTTCAGCGGCCCCGATCGCACGGCCGATCGCCCCGAACGCTTTCATTCCGATCGCCAAGCACTCGGCGTTCGGGTGCTGAATCATAATGCGATCGAAGAGTTTCCGTCCCTTCTGCTGGCCGTCCAGTACGGTCATGGCGAGATTAATGTAGTGGCCGTCGCCTTTCTTGGTCTGCTTGATTTCGGCAGACTCAATCAGCATGGGATACGTGCCGGGCGGAACTGGCGAGAAATCATCCTGCGGCGCGATCGTATTCGGGTCGATCGGCTGGCCGAAGATTGCCGTCAGGTTTCCGTATTGCTCCATCGCCATTGGCGCTGGGGCCGGCATCGACGGCGGGACTGGCATGGACGGGGGTGGTTGCATTTGGATTCTCCAGGGGTTCAACAAGACCGTTCAGGTAACATACGTAACACGGCACAATCAGGTACTCCGACAGGTAGATCGGCCGTACTTCACCGCCACAATATGGACAGCGTTTATACTCAGCAATGTCCCAACTTGTTTGGATTGCATACCGCCGTTTGGCTTTCTCGTTCCGGCACGCCTTACACGGGTTGCGTCGTTTCGGTTCACCATCTGCATCAGGCGTTCGTTCGTGGCGAAGGTAGAACTCACTTACTGGCTTTCGTTTTCCACAGCGACTACAAGTCTTGAACTTCATGCTGTTTCCGGGCGGCCCGTGTGCTCCGGTAGTCCGACCTATCGGTTCGCAAGGAAGTTGTCAGCGCACGGGCCGCGTATTTTCGGGCGACTTCTTTTCTTCAATAGCGTTTAAGTAGCCTGCAAGAAGTTGCGCTTTTCTGCTCGAATCTTGCAAATATCCAGCGGCTAAATTGCATCCATTACACAGCCATCCCCTTAATTTGCCAGTTTCATGGCTATGGTCCATGTGCAAGTTTGTACTTAGGCTGGCCTCATTGACGCCGCATGAATGACAGTAACCAGTATAGGACGCTTCCAACTCTTCTATTGTTGCTGAGCACGATTTATGGCCGCGCTTCTTTGCTACTTTACGTGACTCGATTAGCGTAACCCTGAATCGATTTCGTGAGTTGTATTCCCTCTGCCGAAGATTAACATGTTCGCGATTTATAGACCGCCACTCCGCCGCATACTCTCGCTTGCACTCTCGGCATATACTTATGCGAGACATAGAACCATCTGTCTTTTTCCGATACGATAGCGGAAAGCACTTTTCATCTTTTTCCCTGTGGCATTTACTGCATACTTTAACCACTATTCCCGCGCCTCCTCATTGCGGAAACAACGGCCCCCGTGAACGCCTCCCACGATAGCGGTAATTCATATTCGAGTTCGCCATATACGCCACGCCCTCCGCCTGGATGCGCAGGTCGTTTCTGCGTATAGAGCCAGCGAGAGCCGGGATTGATTTCGATCCCGCGCTTCTTGACATTCTCTTTGTGGAAGCCCAGCTTTTCCTCCTTGACGGCCACCTTGTTGTTGCAGAAGAGAATGCTGTCGGCCCAACGGAAGAGAAGGTTAGAGACCTTCTCATGCACGTCCATTTGATACTGATCGTATGAGTCGCCCCCTGGATCGTCGAAGCGCCGAATCTTGACGTGGCCAACCAGAATGGAAGTCATGTTGCGATCGCGCCGAAGTGCGTCCAGCCAGGCCGTAATGTCTTGCCATCGTGACAAAGCCTCGTCAGTGCCTTTGCCGAATCCACCACCAACGTCGTTGATTGATTTAACACCACCCTGTTGGCAGATTTCCGCGTGCATCATCAGTGCAAGCGTACTCACGGAGTCGATTGCGACTGTCTGGAATTCGTGCTGGCTCTCATACAGGAATTGCAACCAGCCAAGTACGTCTCCGACGGACTGGCAGACCGGCACCTTATGCACGTCCAAGTCGTCGATCCCTTCCTCGCCTGCGATCGGAAGGAATACGGGATTGTTTGCTTCGGCGGCAAACGTGCTTTTGCCGATCTTCTCCACGCCCAACAGAATGATGCGCGGTGCTCGAATGCATTTCCCGGATGTGATTTGACTCAAATCGTAGGCCATTACTCTGGCTCCTTATGTTCCCAAATCGTCAACCCGTCGCTGTCTTCAGTACCGTAGTCGTCCGCCAGCAATCGCCACCCGTCCTCCAGTCGTTGATTCCAGTCGACCATCTCATCCTCCGTCATGGGATTGCTCTCCGCTGTCGCCGGCGCAACAAACGCTCTTGGCGAGGCTCTTCCCGGTGGGCGAAAGAGAAAGCTGCCAGGTCTTCTTCCCTGATCCGTCGTCGCGGTCGTCGAGTGCCGGACGGCGAGACGTTTACACACGCTAAATCGCCCCGCTCAATAAGGCGTCTGACGGTGCGAACAGAGCAAGAGAGTTGCCTGGCAGCTTCTTTGAAGGTCAAAAGTCGCATGATTGCCGTGTCAAACAGGGTTGAAGCTCAATTCTGATACTTCAATCCTATCCAGCCGGCTTGTCACAACTGTGACGAGATTCGTCACAAATGGCGACTTTTCGTCACAAATCAGACAGAGACTTCTTCTAAGAGAATACTGCCGTGTCGCGTGAGAATCGCGAGTGGAATGCCAGCATCAAGAAGTCGCTCAGAGAGACGAGAACAGGCTTTGCGAATCGCGTTATCGCTAATTGGCTTGCCCCACGCAACGTCCTGCGCTTCCTCGAATGTCGCGCGCTCGTGCTCGCGAAGATGTCGGAATAGCTTGAACTCAGCCACCGGCAACCGGAGACTCTGCTGCCCGTACTGAACCGTGCGTGTCTTAGGGTCGAATCGCAGATGCGGCCTGTTGATCCGCACGCTAGCCAGTCGGGTATCCGGGATGTCGATCAGAAGCATTCCGTCTGTGCGCCGTATCGCCGTCCGCATAAGATCGACGGCTTCAGTATCAGAAAGCAGAAATTGCATAAGGAGCAGTGGCGCGCACCGCTATCGCAGAAAACGAAACTGGGAAAGCGAGACAGAACGTAAAGAGGTCGTGCTAGTCGCGCGGCTCTTCGCGCAACTCACGGAAGTGAATATGAAGCTCGCAGTCGAGAGCGCGAGCAATAGATTCGAGCGTGGAGAGCTTCACGTCGCACGGCTTATTGCCGAGCACGAGAGAGATAGTGCTGCCGGCCAGGCCGGTGCGTTCTGCCAGTTCGCGCTGAGAGATATTGGCCTCAAAGAGGGCCCGCCGCATCTGTCGTTTTAGTTTCGGGTCGATAGGCATTTTGATTCCTGCCGTAATCACCATTCCGTGCCCTCCTGTATCTCAATGTAGTCTAATCCGGGTGAAACATCCTGTCAAGGCTAATCCCGCACCGATCCATCAAATAACCATTCGCGTACAGTATTCGCTATTTTCTGTAGTCTCCCTAGTTCATTGAGATTGAGTTGTGAGTAGACCCGCTTCTGAAGCGATCTCGGGGCGTGTCCCATCGTAAGGTCGATCATGGCCTGATCGGGCACGAGGTCCACGACAGTGGCGTAGGTGTGGCGGAGGGAGCCGATTCCGGCCCCGGGGAGATGCTTGTCTGCCAGCAGCTTGCGCCACGCCCGCTCTAGGGCTTCCCGCCCGCTGTGTGCGCGTCGCCGCCTGGTCAGCAGTAGTCGCCGCTCCGTCTGGTCGACCGGCTTACGATGGTTGTCTCGGTAATCCAGGATCGCCGTAACAGTCTCGGGCCAAAGGGCCGCCATGCGACGGCGCTTCGTCTTGACTCGCCGGAAATCATGGTAGGGAATCTCGCCGTCCAGGTGGAGCCGGTCGAGCGTCACGGCGACCGTATCACTCTGATAGAAGCCGCAGTTGATCCCTAGCAGGATCGCAACCCGCATACTGGGCTCTGCGACCCGAAGTGCCGCCAGAATTACCTCCCGGTCCAGAAAGCGAGATACACCGCGCTCCTCTCGCTCGTACTCGATTGCGTGGATTCCAGGTGCCTTGAATCTCGGGCCATAGCGAACCTCTCGGTCGTACAGCCCCATCTCACGACCCCAGCGGAAGACAGTCCGGACGGCCGTGATGCGATTTCGCATCGTCGATGGGCCCCAGCCCCGGCGTTCCATGGCGCTCTGGACTGCTGTGAAGTGCTCTGGCCCGAGAGACGCGATCGGCACCCCGGCGAGCCGGGTATCCTCCAGGAGTTGACTGGCGGCCTGATAGTCGTGGCGAGTCCTTGGTGAAAGCTGGCCAGTGACGATCCGGTCGTCCACGTCCGCGAGATGCTTGGCGAGCAGTTCCCTGACCGTCAGGCTGCCGTCTTGTGTCGGCGGGATCAGTCCGGCCAGAAGGTGGTCGCGCTCCTGGAGCCAGAGTCGCAGCGCCCGGTCGGGATCGGTCAGCGGGCCGAAGTAGTGAACACGCCCCCTGACCTTTTTACTCCACTGGCCGCTCGGATGGACCGTCAGGGGCCAGTCGGGGTGGGCTAGCTTCCACTCTCGGTACTCAGCGACTTCGGGGCGCACCATGTCAACCGCCCTCCAGGGAAGTATACTACATTTCCGAACCAATTCACACTAATTTAGCATAACTAGGAAGTCTCCGGGTGTAAAGAGGGTGTTATTGGATTTTCGCCAGGCGTGGCGGTTGCCCCGTAAGTCGTCGCCAGGAAAGGCTTTAGGGTGACACCCCGGAAACTAGGCGGCCTGGTAGTGGGTCATTTGCGGGGAAAATGGCATGTGTCATATCCTACTTACTGGCCGTAGGTTACGTCAATCCCGACTCTTGTTGTCTTGGTCAATTGGGGACAATAGGGGACACTGGGGGGCAGATTCGGGTGTAGTTACACCCGCGCAGAAAAAGAGCCGGCCGTGGACGTGGCCGGCTCAGTCCCGCCCCACCCGCAATACACTCAATCTGGCCTCCTGAGCGCCGCAAGCAGTTCTCGAATCTCCTTTCGCTCAGCAGCCAAAGCCTCCAGGAAGGCGTCTCGCTGCTCTGTCAGGGCCTTCGTGTGGGCCGGGCCGACTCTCGACAGCACATAGTATATTGTCCAGCCGAGGACCGCCAGGGCCCCGCCCTGAAGCATCTCCGGGGCGATTTGCGGAATCCCCGGGGCCCCCTCGGTCGCCAAGAGCACAGCCATTCCCCATATCGGCCCACACGCAAGCCATCTCATCCTATTCCCTCCCGTAGAATTCGCGCAGCCGGTCGATCGGCTGTACCCCAGAAAGCGTCTCGCCCAGCCGGTTCACGTAGGCCGGCAGGCCACCGATCTCGTACATCTCGGCGAACGTCGTATTCTCGTCATAGTCAATCACTTGGATGTCGACCCCCTCCTGGACCAACTGAACTACAATCTCGTTCATCTGCGGACAGAATCGGCACCAGTCGGCCCTGAAAAAGAAATTACCGGAACCCTCCTGGCTGCCAATCGCACTCAGGGCCCCCTTGCGAAAATCCTCGCAGCGCACGGCGTAGCCGATCCCGCCATCGGAACCCCACAAGATTCCGACAATCTTGCCGTCCTGGAAGATCGCGGAGCCAGACCGGCCACCTTTAGGTGGCGGGACGAACGTGAAGCTCGTCCGGCCGCCGTTGTACTTCGGGCTCATGTTCGCGCTCCCCTTGACATGCCCCTCCCATAGCGATTGCCATGAGAGCCCTGGACAGCCGATCGAAATAATCGCGGTATCCTCTTCCGGGGACGCCTCGCCGATAGGAATTGCGTTCGGTAACTTGCCCTCCTTGAACGCACTTACCGGAATCTTAAGGATCGCCGCATCAACTTTCAGGGTCTTCACGACCGTCGCCTTGTACTCGCCAGTGATATGGCCGTCCAACCAGAACTCGACAATGAATGTCTTCGTTCGCCCGGCGACGTGCCGGCAAGTGAGTACGTAGACGTACTTGTCGTCAATCGCAAAACAGCACCCACTCCCGCCGGAACCTCCGCCGCGTACACGGCAGGTCGCTTTCAGGTATTCGTAAAGCTGATCGAACGGCTCCGGCTCCGGATCGACGATCGGGTCGCCGGGCTCTGGGATCGGCAATTCCTGCGACGGACAGCCGCCCTTCGGGCACTTATCACAATCATCATCCGGGCATGCGCCGTCCGACATGGGCACACAACCCGGCAACACCAACAGCAGAATCAAGAGCAGTCGTCTCACAGGTACCTCCTTACACAGCAAATGAAATCTGACGTTGTTGACGGGCCTCGCGCAGCGCCTTCAGGATCTTGATACCAGCCTGGACGGCCTGGATGATCGCGAAAATCATCATGGGGTTGAATGCACACTCAGTAACCTCTTGAAGCTCCTGCGAACATTGGAGGCTCTGCTCGGCCGTGAATCGCCCCTCAATAACCGCCAGGACGACGCCGTGAATCAGCGCCCACGCCTCATCTCTGGCAACCAAATCGGCAGCGAAATCAAGAATCGTATCGTCGATCTCGATTACGGTGCGTTCGGCGAGCACAACGCCCGTCTCGATAGCCGCCATAGTCCAGCGGCGCACGTCCTCGCTGTCACTCAGGTCGTCTGGGAAGTTAATCAGATCGCGGACGGGCACACGTCTCAACAACGAAAGCAATTGCAACAATCTCATGGTGCTACTCCTTAGAAAGAAACAGGTTTGCCACCTCAACGTAATACTCAGCCAACTCTTGGTCTATCGTTCTCGCGTTATTGCGCTTTGCCGCAATGATCGGCCAAAGTTGCTTGCGCTCTTCGGCTGTCCCTTGCAGGAAAACGTCCAACGATTCGCGCAGCGATAGTCTCTTGACTGACGCCTGGAGCGGCGTCAGCCTCGATTCTGCCAGAATCCCTTTTCGCTCTGTGCCGGCGAACCCTTCCAGTTCTTCTGGCGTAACTTCCTCGTCGGCCCGAAATCGCCGAACTAGCCCCTTGCGCCTCTTGCTTCTCTCAGCTTTCTCTCGCGTCCTGGAACCAGCCGGGATTTTGTCCGCGAGGTACTGCATCGCCAACTTCTGCGCGTTGCTTCTCGTGATGTATGCCGGCGCGGACGTGATTCCGAGACCGCTCGTAATAGCCGCCTGGACGGCTGGCTCTTTCGCCTCACGCATCCGCAGGTAGTTCTTGACCGAGAATGGTATGTACGCTTCGCCAACATGCTGCACGCTGTCAATTAGCTGGGCCATCAACGGGTCGTCTGCGTTCCGAATTTCCGTTCCGTAGTAGTCCTCGTTTACCCACATATCGGCGAATGTGCCCCACATCGGATGCACCTTATGGTGTGCCGTTCGCGCCGGATCATGCGTCCACGAGTACACATCACGGGAGTAAGTCGGCAGGCCAATCCGCTCAGCGCTTCCATCTGGGTTTCGATTGCCAGTTGGCGGAAAGAAGTAATCTTTCAGTTCTTTCGGCCGTTCTCCAGTAAACAGGTAGGTCAGCACGGCCCCGAGCGTGGCATAAGAAATTGCCGCCCCCATTACATACGCTTGCTTGCCACTGATTAGCTCTCCGCCTAGCGCAATCCGTTCCTTGGTAGTGAAGATGTCCGTGATTGCGCCACCGTACTCGCGGATGCTACCGAGGTTCCAGCCTACTGACCGCACGGCCAGCATACTCACATCCTTGACGTACTGGTTCCAGAATAAGTTGTCGTAGGGTAGCTGCCCAAGGCGATTGTCAACGCTATCCCACGCTTGAGTTAACTGCTCGGTAATCTGCTCCTCGGTAAGGTTAGCTGACCTGCTGTATATATCACCAGCTAAATACTGAAAGGTTCCAAGCTTCAGCCGCGGCACCATGTATTCCATCACTGGTATTGCCGCTGCCTCCAGGGTCGCGAAGATACCCTGAACCGGGAGCTTAACGGCCGAGGATACCTTCCTTATGGGGCCCCCGAACTTCAGGTCATAGAATGTGCCTCTGAGAGCCTTAATCGACTGGTTATGGTACCTGGCGTCCATACTGGCCCGTCCGCCAGCCCTGATAACGTCCTCAATTGTGTCTGCTAGCTTCTCATTTTTGATCTGGCTGAGGTCGCTGCGCATCGCTTTAATGAGTTTATTTCCGCGCCACAGCGACTTAAAGCCTGCCATTGGGGCCGTGACGAACTCCGCCGCCGCACTCGGTAAGTCACCACGCAACAGCTTCAAAATTGACACGCCAGTCTGTGTAGCAACGGCGTCAGTCGTCACGTTGATTCCATGGAACGCAGATAATGCTAAGCTAGCCTGATTCATTGCGTTGCCATACATGCGCGCAGTATTGTATAACGTGCGAACAGCAGTATTCGGATTAGCCCTCAACCCAGGCGACAGTTGATTCTCAATCATCCCCGCGACCTTATCTGGCATGGCCCATCGCCCCAGCACCCTCACGCCCTGCTGCTTGATCGTCTGTTCCTGCGTCCCGAGCACGAGCGAGCGGTCCAGCATTAACAGCGGACTAAGTGGCTCGTTAGCGGCCAGGAAGTCTTGCCATATCCCAGTCACCTTCGGCGCGATTTCTCGCATCTTCTCCGGTGTTGCAAGCCACGCTTCTAAGATAACGGCCTCCTGCTCTTCCGGCGTCTTAGAGTATTCGACGAACCCTTCCGTCTCCGGTATCGATCTCTCGACGCGGAGTGACGACAGCGCGTCCAACTCCTGCTGCACCGCCTTACCGCCACTCTCCACCATGTAATCGTACAGGCCGTAGATTTCGCCGATATTGTGCCCGATCTCGTGTGCGAGTGTCGCTACAGGTGTCCCTACCCGCGTCCTAATGATCCTACGTCCCTTCTTCGTTACGACGGTCTCACCAAACGACTCCAGCTTCGTTACCCGTCTTGTCGCTACTCCCAGAGAGTTTGCGACTGACGTGAGTTGATCCACGAGTAGCTTGTCGAACGCTTCCGTGACTGTCACGTCTCCGGACGTTTGCACCAAGAACGCCGGATCATCAACAAACCTGAATCCACTCGGCAGATAATCTTTCTCCAAGCTGGCCGGCACGAACACAGCCAGGCCATGTTGCTTCAGTAGGCCCATCGCCTCCGTCTTCGCTACGTATTCGTTCATGTGATGAATCCGCATGAACGCCAACTCCGCCGGGTTGTCGGTTACAAGTTCGAGGCCAGCCTCGCGACCTTCCTTCACGGTCGGGATAACCCGCTTACGGAGGAAGCCAGACTTCCGATAGGTCTTCCGAAAAATCTGCCCGAGCACCGTGTCTGCTTCTGGACTGGATTTCCATAAATGCGGGAAGTAGTCTTCGTTGAATTTCTCTAGCTTCCCGACCTTCTGAACACGCTCTCGCGCCGCGTCCAACTCACCTCGGATTACCTTTGCGACGGCGTTTAACTCACCCGGCTGCTCTGTCCCGGACTCCATGCGGTCAATAAACTCAAGGCGCTCGTCGGGCGACATCTTGTAGAATGACCGCTCAATCTTGTCGAGCGAATGCTTGGACGCCTCGTCCCACTGAGCCGCACGAGCCATCTGGCCGCGCAGGATATGCCCCGCTCGCCTGGCCCGCCGCCCACCGGCTGCGACCGGGGACGCTATCGACACAAGGTCTTCGGCCGCCGCCCGTGCTTTCGAGGCTACGGGCGACTTCTTCCTCTTCCCTGGCTTGGCGGCCGTTTCTGGCGCGTGAATGCCGTCCGCCGGAAGCGGAGCACCTGACTCCAGGGCCTCCGTCGTTAGGTTGCCGGCGATCCCGATGGCCCTCTGCTGGAGGACCCTGGCCGGCTCAGCGGCTACAGGCGGGTTCTGACTGACTGCCGTGCCGTACCTCCGGCTGATTGCCGGCTCGATCTCGGTGTGAGTCTTATCAGCTATCCAGAGGTATACGTTACCCTCGGAGTCTGTCGTACTTCTCGTCTTTGGCTCGCCCTTCGGGGCGCTGGGATACTTCTCTCTGAACTCTGCCGATATTTCTTGCCTGTCCTGAATCGTGGGGTTCTTTACTACGGTCGTCTTCCCCACCTTAAATACTTCCCATGCCTTTTTAGGCTCGACGGTCGGCGATTCCTGGGCCGCTACCGCCCTGTCAGCGTCCGTCTGCGGCTCGCTCACGGCCTCCTGGGCTTTGGCCGGCTCCTGGGCCGTCTTGGCCCCTCGGGCCTCTGGAGCGGGCGTAAATGCCTTACTTACTTCCTCCGTGAACGCCCTCCGCTGCTTGCGAGACTCGCCGTACTCGGGAGCCAGGCCCCATTTCTTCCAGGTTTTCCGCGATGGGACCCGCCCCTCTTTGGCGTAGGCCACGATCTCGCCAGTCACCCGAGCCACCTTTTCGCGACTCATCTGCCGCACGATCCCCGGGGACCCAGCAAATGCCGACGCAATCACCGTCTGGACTGTCGTTTCATTGACTATCTGCCGGAGGCTGTCTTTCGTGAGGGCCTCGGGGTCCACGTCGGCCACCTTCGCGGCCACGCCGTGGCTGATCTCAGTCACGAGTTCTTCCGGGACTTCCTGGGCGATTGCCATCCCGAGCCGCTTTAGCCCCTCGCGGACCCCGCCAGCCACGGCCTGCTTCCCTGCAACCATGGTTTCGACGCCACCCAGGCCCATTTTCTGCATAACCGCGGCCGGGGCTCCCTCGATAACGCCCTGGCTAACTGCATAGCCAGCTAGTTTGGTGCCCTTCAGCCCGGCGTCCCGCCCCTCAGTAATGGCCCGGTTCGCCTCCTGGCCGGAGGCCGCGAGAATCGCCGCGGCGGGGCCGCCTGCCATCCCGGCGGCACCCATTGTCGTGAGGGATCGTCCAGCCCCGCGGACGCCGCTCTGAATAACGTCGGGGACGATCCCGCCACGCTCGCGCTTTCGCTGGACCTGCTCGACCGCATCCGCGAAGCGATTCATCCGATCGGCATACTCATCGTGGCCGGTCAATCTGGCAATCGGCGAGACAATATCCGCCCCAGCCTCAATTGCATACGCCTTAACGCCCGGCCAGTTTGACTCACCAAGCTCTTTGCTGGCCTGCGCCAGCAGCCGCTCGCGCTCGATAATCTGCTCGGACTGGCGGCGCTCCGCCTCCGTTAACTCCTGACGCTTCGGCGGCTGCTGCGCATAATAATCCCTGAGATTGCGGCCAACCTCCAGGACATCTTGATTGACGCCCTTTTCGCGCACTTCCAGCGCCCCTTCCCTGAATTGCCGGCCGAAGTTCAGTACATCGCGATCAATCGGCATTCTTCGCGTCCCACCACTCCAGTACCGCAGTCGCCTGGTTCACAGCGTCCGCCATTTGCGCCGGAGGTTCGACACCAGCAGCAGCACGCTGGCCAACCTCCCGCAAAAACGCCTGGGCAATCTGCACTTCACGCGGCATACCTTTTTCTTCCTCCGTTGCCTTCACGCCGAGGTTGCGGGCCCATCCAATGTACTCGCGTTTCTTCGGCTTTTTCGGCACAGCTTCCTTTTTCTTCGCGGCAATGCGCTTGCGTAATTCAGACTCCAAGTCCTCGCGATACACCTCACCTTCCGGTGCTTCGCCAAGAATAATCGCCATCGCTTGGTCCACTTCCTCTGGTGTGCGATAACGCTCTGACTCCATACCGAGCTTATCTTTCGTCTTAATCTTGTCCGCGATTAACTTGTGTCGAATATCGAGAATCTTCTCCTCTCGCCTCCTTGCAGCCTGCTGCTCAATGTATTCCTTTGTTTGATCGTAGCGCAACATGAGCTTCTTATTGCCGTCCTGGTCGATCGTGTACCACGAACCGTCTGGCTCCTGGAACGTATCCCCGGGCCCACGACCTTCCGGGTACTGCGGGGCACTTGGATCGCGGGGAATACCAGTCGGCTTGATTGTATCAATTTGCGTGTCAATCTCCTGCGCGAGTAGCGCCTTTTCCTGTTCGGAATATCGCTTGTTCTGTGTGAGTTGCTGCTTGGCATTTTGAAGCCTTGCAATCTCAGCCCGCTGCTTTGGCGTATACTTGAAGTCAACCGGAATCGCCCGCTTTTGAGCTTCCTCCTGCTCGATCAACTTTCGCTGATACTCCATCTCTCGCGTTTTCGCCTCGGCGGCTAGCTCGCGATCAGACGGGTAGTGCAGCCGGCCATAGTCGGCCATCATTGGGCCGCGGCTAGTCCGCGTTCGGCCGCCGCCACCACCGCCGCCGCCTCGCGGGGCCCCTTGGGGATCGATTCGCGGTGCCTGCGGTGTCCTGGCCTCAGTAGCGCCGGCCAAGGCGGCAAGTTGCGCCAGGGCCGTAATGTCGCCCTCTCCGTGCTTGACTCGAATCCCCATTATGCGATCCTCATATTCCCGAGAGCGCTATAGACCTGTGAACCACTCTGCCCGCCAGAACCCTTCCCAAGCTGGTTAATGAGCGAGACAATCATATCGGACTCCGGATACTCGTCCTCGCGGCGTTCGATCCACCCGAGCTTGGTGCCCTGGAGGCTATCGGCCAGACGGTTTAATGCAGACTGCTTTTCTCGCTCGACACCGAGCCCCATCGTCGGGGAAATGGTGGTATTCCCCATGCCAGTCCTGGCAAGCTGCTGCATGATGTCCGACCGCTGCCCGGCGTAATCGCTCCGGATGTCGGCCTCGCGCTGGCCCGTGGTCTGGTCGATGATCCCGAGCCCCTGCTGGTAACGTGCCTCATTCGCGGCCTTCGCCTCAGCCCAGCCCTGGTTGTACTGGTTAATGAGCTTGCTGAGGCTGGTCCCCGCCGCCTTGGACTGCTTTAGTTCGTTCTGATACTTCTGCTTTTCAAAAGCCCATTGCTCTTCCGCGAGTCGCTGCTGTGCGCCTGCACCAGGATCAAAGCTCGACGTAACGTGCCCCCAGGGGCCGACAGTCATTGAAGTGCCGAACCCAGTGCCCATAATCGCCATCATCTACCCCTTATATCTCTATGGATTTACTTCCGTCACGTCGCCTGTATCGCCGTCGATCGTGCACCAAATTACAGTGGCGTCCGCCGGATCGCCGTCACTCTTAACAACCTCCTTTGTTGTCGTGCTCTTCAGTACGTCGTTCTCGTAGACCTTCAAGCT